CGATGGTGTTCAGCTTGTCCACGTTCGTGCGCGCCATGTGGGAGTCCAGGCTGCCCTCAAGCACGAGGTAGCTGCACAGCACGCTGTCCTTTTGCCCGATGCGGTGCGCGCGGTCTTCCATCTGCGCGTGCTTGCCGGGCACCCATTGCAGCTCGATGAAGATGACGTGCGTGCCGGCGGTGAGCGTCAGCCCCTCGGCCGCGGCAAGGTTGCCCACAAAAATGTTGCAGTCCGCGTCCGTCTGGAAGCGGTCCACTTGCTCCATCCGTTTCGGCGCGGGCGTGTTGCCCGTGATGACTGCGGCCTGGGGGAACCTCGCGACGATGGCGGCGACGATGTCCAGGTGGTGCGCGAACACGAGCACCTTGCCGGATTCCATGGCGTCCTCGATGAACGCGAGGCACTGCGGCAGCTTGGCGGCGGCGACCTTGTGCCGCAGCTCGGCCATGTCTTCGAACGCCGCGCCTTGCCCCTGGCGCAGCGCGTGGACCGCCTCCGCGTAGTCTTCGCGACTCTCGCCGGCACGGGCCAGCTCCACGCGGGCGCGCAGTTCGACCAGCGCGGCCTCGCGTTCCTCCACCATGTGCGCCTCCAGCTCCAGCAGTTCTTTGCAGCCCGCGGCGTCCAGCTCGATGACCTGCCGCTGTTTCGGCGGTAACTCTTTCAGGACGTCCTTTTTCAGGCGGCGCACCATGATGGAAGAACGCAATTTGTGTTGCAGCTCGGCCTCGTTCGAGTGGCCGGAAAAGTCCCAGCCGAACCCGTTCTGCTTCGCGGCGCAGTAGCGGCGCGCGTATTGGAAAAAGTTTCCCTTCGGCCACGCGGACGGGTCCAGGTCGTTCAGGACGGGCCACAGTTCAATGGGGCGGTTCTCTATCGGCGTGCCCGTGAGCGCGACCTTGCGCGCGGCGCGGATGGCCAACGTGGACTTCGTGCGACGCGCCTTGGGGTTCTTGATGTATTGGCTCTCGTCCACAATGCGCAGGTCCCACGTCCGGTCATTCAACGCAGGGAGGAACTTGTGGACGATGTCAAAATTCACAATGACGATGTCTGCGCGGGAGAACGGCTTGTTGCTGTATTGGACTTCGACCGACATGGGGCGGGTCAGCCACTTCTTCAGCTCGCGCGCCCAGTTCAGCTTAAGCGTGTTCGGGCAAACGATGATGACCGACTTGATGTCGGCGGTGCAGTTCATCAGGCCGATGGCTTGGATGGTTTTGCCAAGGCCCATTTCGTCGCCGATAAGAACGCCACGCTTCGCGGCCCAGCACTCCAGCCCGAACGCGACGCCCGCCTTCTGGTAAGGGAGGTAATCCAGCCCGGCCGGGCGGGGAAGGTCCACGTTCGCGTCGGTCGCGCGCGACGCCTCGGCCACGACGGACCGGCGGGCCTGCTCGGCCTTGGCGGCGACGGGGTCAACCGCGGCCCAGTGGTTCACAATCCACGAGCCGTTCGGCTGGCGCTTGGGGGAAATGCCGGCCGCTTGCAGCGTGGCCTTGTTCTGCTTCCAGGCGTCCCAGAAGGACGCCGGCACGGTAAAAGCCGTGCGGAGGATGCGTTCGCTCCCGTCCTGAAGTCGCACCCGCTTGGGGGCGCCCCAGGGGAGCAGGGTTTCGATGGAAATCTCTTTTGTATCGCTCATGGTAGAAAAACGGTTGAGATTACGGCCAAACAGATTCAGCGCTGTCGATGGCCGATTGCAGGGAACGCACCAGCTCGCGGGCCTCTTCGACGGTGATGTCCAGCAGCGGCGTATTCCAGACTATCAGGTCGATTTGCGCCTGCTTGGCGATGTATTTGGCTTCAATCTTCATAGAGGTTAGGATTTTTTCCACGCGGTCGCGTGGCACTTTTCCCAGGTCGTGGCGTCGCACTGCACCTGCACCCAGCCGTTGGCGCGGCACCAGGGGACCAGGGCGGCGAAGTCCACGCACACGGGCGAGATGCGGCTGCCAGGGAGGCGGTGGCTCGGGCCACCAAAAAGGAACGTGCCGGTCACCCCGGTGTCGGGGCAGATGCACTGAATCGCAACGCGGGAAACTGATTTGTTTTTCATCATGTCGGCAATGTCGCGCAGGTCGGTTCGGTTGTCAAATTTTAATTTGCGGCCCCGTCGCGTATCGGGCAGTGGCACCTTTTCGTCTTTCGCGTTCGCCTTTCGGCGGGTCGTAGGGTTTATCCACTCGCTGGCAAAGTGCGACCAAGCCAGCAGACCGCAAAAAATGGTGACGACGGGGAGGAATCGAACCTCTGAGGCAGCTCGCGAACCGCCCCTTCCGGACCACTCCGGGGGGACAAACCCGGCCCTTCGCCCGCTGTTGTCTCGCGCACCAGTCACCGTTCCCGCGTCAAAAAACTGCCCGGCTCGGTTCGCAGCGCCCATCCGGGCTTACGTCACCCTTCCGGGGACCGCCAGCGGCATCTCTGATACTTGTCCGGGTCAGTTGAGGGGGGAGCCCCATCGCCCGGAAGATTCGGCGGTTCATGTTTGCAACCACTCGCACTGTAGTCTCCCTTTGAGACTGGGCCTTTCGACCCAGGGGGCTCCCCCCTCAACCGACAATCTAAAGTGCCACACGTCCCCCCGCCCGTCAAGCGGGTTTCGCAACATATCTTTTCCGGTCCAAACTGCGGTGCCGGTCCGTCGTTTCGTTCAGCCAGACCGTTTTGACCCGGCAGTCAGGCACCGACACGGCAAGCACAAGGTCCCAGCCCGGGCGGGACGACAACGTGCGACGCACCAGAACCCCGCAGGGGCGACCGGACCACGTCTCTACGTGAATGATGCCCCAGTCGTCCAAAGACAGCGCCCGGGGCAGCTCGTGCGCGCGCAGGCCGTCTGCCGCGGCCTCTCGGACGGCGTGCATGCTGTAATCCAGCCGGGAGTAGTTCACGGCGCGGACCTGGGCGACGAGGTCCGCCGGCAGGTAGATGTCGCGATGGAAGTCTAGGCGCATCGGGTTAGCCCTTCAAGGATGACAGCGCCGCCAAGTCCGCGGCCCGGCGCCCGGCGGGACTGAGCACCGCATACACGGCGTCGCGCAGGTCCGTCGGCATTACGCTGCGGCCACGCTCCCACATTTGTTGCTGGTCCCAGGCGCGCACCGCTTGCAGCACTACCTCGGGAGTAAGACCGGCTTCGCCCTCCGCGGAGCGGAGGACGGGCCACAGGATTTGGGAAAACCAGGGTTCGCTCATAAAGAATTAGGTAGAATTACTCGGAACGGGCGACGCGGTATTTCATGGCGCTTTTGATGCCCTTGATGACCGACTCCGCCGCGACGCGCGTGGGGTAGCTTTTATCGTAGGAACCGCTGCGCTCCCAGCCCCAGGAAAACCGGCATTCGATGTGCCACCAGTTTTGCACCGTAGGCGCGTCTGTCCGCGTGGCTACCACGTCGGGCCGGGCCTGCACCCGTTCCGCAGCTATCGCGAGGGCTTCAACCAGTTTGTCTAGGGGCGCCCCCAGGGAATCATCAAGGACAACCGCGAGCGCGCGGCGGAGTTGTGCAGCTTTGGTGTTCACGGGAGGTAGTTTTTGGGGTTGCGTTTCACGTCCTCCAGCAGGAACGCCAGCAACAGCGCCGCGTCCCGTTCGTTCTGTCGCAGGCCCGCGGCCTCGGCGGCGCGGCGTTCGGCCATTAGCTGGTCAATCGCCTCGTCGGCGGGCGTGTTTATTTTCATTTGGTCAGAACCTCCAAAACGTGGAAAATTTCCATGCGCCGCGCCTTCAGTAGCTCGATGGACAATTCCTGGCGGGCAGTTTCCGACGCAAAAGTTAACACCGCGCCCGTATCAAGCGGGTGCCGGTGAGCGTGGGAAAGCCACTCGGCTTGCCGGTTGTCGGCTTGAGTCTTGACAAGATTCAGTTCATCGCTCAGCGCTTGCAGGCGATTAGAAAGGGCCAGGGCAATTTCGGATGGGATTTTCATGGTGTTTAGTCTCCCAGCGAACGCCAGCCGTCCGCCACAATTTTCTGCTCCAGGTGCCCCATCAAGCCCGCGAGCAGAGCGGGGTCAATAGGTTCGTGCGCATAGGCCCGCACGAGGTAGCCGTTCGGCTCGGCGTGCCGGAAGGCCGCGAGCGCGTCCGCAAGGGTGGGCACGTTCTCCACTTCAAAGCGGAACGTGACCAGCCCGCCCTCGCGGAGTTTCCAGATAATCGAATAATTCATGGCGTAAGGTCGCACGGGTTCAGGCCCCGCGCAAGTAGTTTTGTGCTTTTTTGTAGGCTGCCCACCGCGCGCGGCGGCGGTCCCAGGTCCTGGCCACGCGTTCCTTGCGACGCAGTTCCCACTCCTGGGACGTCAGCTCGGGCGCGGGCACCCGCACCCCGCTCGGCTCGTTCTTTGTTTCGTTGCTCATGGCGTAAGGTAGCGCAGGTGCGCCGGTTTGTCAAATCAGGCGCCCCTCCGGCAGGCGGGCCAAAAGGTCCTCGCGAGTGCGCACACCGGCGCGAAATTCGCACTCGAAAAACTTGGGCGCGAAGGGCTTGCCGACCTTCGGCGCGTCCACCCAGACCCGCTCCAACGGCTCGGGCGCGAGGTGCCGGAAGTGGGCGTGCCCCTTGTCGAAGAAGTAGCACACGTCCCCCACGCGCGCGCTGACGCGCACGTAAATACCACCACCGAAGCCCCAGGCGTTGTTGGTGTTGATGGTTTCCTCCTCAAAAAGGAACCCGCCGGCATCGGTGATTAGCTTGGTGAATTGTGCGATGTTCATGGGGAAAGATACCACGGCGGCGCCAGGACGCAAGTCCGTAGTTCTACGGTTTCAGAGCCAGGGAATGCCGTAGTCCCGGCGGACGCGGAAAAGGTGCCCCGAATGCCCGGGGATATTCACTCGGTATTCCCCGCCGGCGGGGTCCAGCGCGTAGGGGCCGGGCAACACCTCCCAGGTCCGCCCGCCGTCGCGCGTGAATTCGACCATGTCTCGGTAGCCGTGCTCGAAAAGCCACGCGAGGGCGATGATAAGGCATACAACGTTGTGCTTCATGGCTTGGGTTCCCTCGGGTCACGCGCCAAGGGCGGGAAGAACGGGTTGCCCGTCGGGCATTCTGGTCCGGCCACTGTGCCGGCGCGGGTGAGCGCGTCCTGCATGATGCCGGCCGGGGCAGCGCCTAATCGCCGGCCGTGAACCGCGGACTGGCGCGCGAGGTAGGTGAAAAACTCCGCGTCTTCCAGGGACGGGAACGAGATGGTGACGGTGTGCATAGTGGCGAGGCTTAGAGGGTTTCGAGCACGAGGAACTTGCTGTCCTTGGGGAAGGCCGTGATGCGCCCGTAGTCCGCGCGCTTGACCGTCACCCGTTCCATTTTCGGGACGAGGTGCCCGATTACGCGGTGCAGCCCGACGGGATACGCGACGCAGACCGCTTCCGGAGTTACGCCGATAATCGTGGCCGAGACGCTGTCGCCGTTGAACGCGCGGAAAACCACCGCGTCGCCGATACTGAATTTGGTTTCTTTCATGCAGGAATGTCGCCCAGGTCGGGCGGGTTGTCAAATTATTCTTTCGCCTGTTTGAAGGCGCGCAGCTCGGCCTCGCCGCGCGTGCGCAGGTCGCACAGCCGGACCACGTCGTCCAGGTCCAGGCCCATGCCGTAGTCGTCCATTGTGGACCAGACGCCGTCCGCGTCCGTCGGCATCATCGCAATGGCCGTCGCCAGCACGCTACGGTGCCGCAGCGCGACCGCGTCGCACAGCGCCTCGATATACTCCGCCCAGGTCGGGCAGGCCGCGCGCCGGGCATCGTAGGACGCGCGCCGGTAGGCGGCGACCTCCGCGGGGGCCACGCCGGGCCTGCCGGCCCGATACCGCTTCCAGCCGTCGCCTTGGTTCCGGAGCACGCGGCCGTTGGACATTACCACGAGGGTGCCAGATTCGTATTCGAACCGCGCCAGCTCCGTGCCGTTTCGTTTGAGGGTGGCCATATAGTTAGGCTCCAATGACTTCGGTGGTGGGCAGGCCGCACGCTTTGATGAAGCGCGCGTCGGAAAAGTTGGGGTTGCTGTCCGCGCAGACGCGGGCGATGCGTCCGGCCAGCGCGGCGATGGACGCGCGGCCTTCCAGGTTGCCGGCGTTCACCGCGGCGGTGTATTCGGCGCGGATTTCCGCGGCGAGGGCTTCGAAGTGTTTTCGGCTCATGTGATGAATCGGTTTATTGTTTACTGACGCAGGGAAGATGTTAAAGGGTTTCCAGCAAAGTGTCTGAACGCACGGTTGTTGCTTTTACGCCGCCAGCGAAATAAACGGTTACATGATTCCAGTCCCGGCGACCCGGCTTATGCACGCGTCGCACAACTGCCTCGACTCCGCTAACCATGACCCGGTCACCCGCCCGTAAATCTTTTGCTTCGGTCCTTTTCATGGTGTGAAGATACCACGACAGGCCCCGGCCGCAAGTTACGATTGTGTGACGGGAATGTTACGAAGCCGTCCGCGCCTGCAACCACTCGGGGTCTCGGCGGGTGAAGTTTTTCTCGATGGGGCACCACTGAAAGCAGTTTGCCTCGTTGCCGGCCTGCGCGTAGAACGGCGCGAGCAGCGCGGCTGTCGCCGCAGAGGCAAACCCGTAGGGACCGAGCACGAAGAGGGCGATGCCGCACAGCTTGGAAAGGTCCTTGCCCCAGTCCGCGAGGTTCGCGCTGCACTCGGCGTGATGGAAGTTTGACGCGCCGCCCTGCGTCAGCCAGCGCGCGAGCGCTTCCTCGGGCACGCCCGGGCACACAAAAACATCCATGCGCCGTTCGGTTGGAATTATGGCCTGGACGACGTTGCCCAGGCTGCCGGCGACGTCAGACATCTTTACTCCTCCAGAGGATGAACATGAGGAGCGCCACGGCCAGCGCGCAGAGGACGAAGGTGTTGCTCATCGCAGGAAGTCCTCCGGCATTGTGTTGAGGAACTCCACGACGGCC